GAAGTCGCCACAGTAGCCAATGATGTTGCGGCGCAAATGAACTTCAGCGAACCAATCAAGGTATCTGTGTTCGCTGATGGAGAAATGCGGATCGTTGACGGACATCACCGCGTTGCTGCAGCGCGACAGCGCGGGATGGAGCGCCTACCTGTCGAACTTCAGGCGATCAACGCAAGGGGTGAAGTTCTGCAGCGCCTGATTGATGATTCAACCTCCACCCCGAAAGTCGGCGTTGACGCCACGGCGGCGAACGATCCGGCGCTTGATCCGTGGAACGAACCCGCCGCGCCGCGCACCTTCGAGCAGCGCATCGCCGACGAGAGTATCCGCGCCGAACTGCTGCGCATGAAGTCGGAAACCGGCTGGGCCGAAGTCGGCGGACGCATGATCCGCCAGCAGGACGCGGGCGGCAACGAGACAATCACGCGCACCGCATGGGTGCCAAATGCCGAATGGTGGCCGGGCCGTCCCAAGGGACTGAAGGAATCTGAGGTGCAGAAGGCCATCGACAAGGCGGTGGCGGGCGAAAAGCTCAAGCCTGCCGAGCGCAAGGTGGTCGAGTACATGGCCGATGTTGCCGAGCAGCGCCAGAAGTCCGCAGCATTCAAGCCGTTCGGTGATGAGCTTGCGGAATCCGGACTTTCATCCCATAATGAACTTGATGTCGCCATGACGGCGCGGGCCGCTGAACTCAACCCCGATGCTGTCGAGGCACTAGCCATCCGCTTCGAGTCCGATGACGCCGGATTCATGCGGGGAGTAAAGGAACTACTCGATGAACACGACCGCCAAACTGCTGCAAGCCGCCAAGAAGGTCAACGCTCGCCGGACGCAGCAGCCGGCCAGCCCGACCCCGGCGCCGGCCAGCAACCAACCGCCCTCCGTCCCGACGCAGTAATTCCGCTGGACGACGCCGACGCGACGACAACCGTCGCCGAAGCGCAGGGCATCATCGCCGATCTGGAAACCGCCGCCCGCGAGCAGGAAACAGGCTTGCGCGCTGCGGTTGCCTGCTTTCTGAGGGCTGCGTGATGCGTACCGAGTGCATAGACGCCGTGACGCAGGCCATCGGCCGCGCGCTCAACGCCAGCGAGTTGAAGAATATCGAGGATCGCGTCAGGTCGGCCATGCCGGCGGCGCGGACGGAATTGCTCAACCAGGGCCAAGCCGTCACCCCGCGCGCCATGATGGAGATGGCCGCCGAGATCGCCAGCAAGGGACTCGAAGCCGATTCCGCCAAGGTCAAGCAACGCATCGCCAACACCATCGCGGCGCATGACCGGGTGCAGAACTACCTGACAACGGCCAAGGCGCGCGGCATCGACAACCTGACGGCGCTCGACCAGCTTGTCGCGTTCGATGCCAAGGCAGCCGGGCGCGTGCTGTCGGTCGAGACACAGGGCAAGGCCATCGCCGACGAGGCCATCGGGCGCCTGGTGCAGACCTTCGAGGCGACGAATCCGAAGTGGTTCGGCATGGTCGAGGACATGGCCGGAATCCGCCTGCTGGTTAAAGAGATGATGGGCGAGAACACCGGACACGCGGAAGCGGCAGCCGGAGCGAAGGCATGGAAGGAAACTACCGAGGCGCTGCGCCTGCGTTTCAACGCTGCCGGCGGCGACATCGGGAAGCTGGAGGATTGGGGCTTGCCGCACCATCATTCACAGTCGAAAGTCTGGAAGGCCGGCGCCGACGCCTGGGTGAAGGACATCATGCCCATGCTGAACCGCGACAAGTACGTCCGGGCCGATGGCACTCTGATGGACGACGCGGAACTCGAAGGCGTGCTGCGCAAGGCATGGGACACGATCAGCAGCAACGGCATGAGCAAGATCGAGCCGGGCAAGACCAAAGGCTCGGCGATGCGCGCCAATTGGGGCAGCGAGTCGCGCCAGATCCATTTCAAGGACGGAGACGCCTGGACGGCCTATCAGGTCAAGTACGGCGAGCAGGGCTTCTACGATGTGATGATGGGCCACGTTCGCGGCATCGCGCACCAGATCGCGTTGGTCGAAACCTTCGGCCCGAACCCGAACCGCAGCTTTGAACTGTTCCGCGATCAGGCGGTACTCGACGCTATCGCTGCGCGCAAGGGAAATCCCGAGCAGATCAGGGAGCAGGCCGGCAAGACAACGCGCCTGTTCAATCATGTGGCCGGACAGGTGCTGCCGGTGGCAAACGAGGGCATGGCACGCGGTTTCGACGATCTGCGGTCATGGCTGGTCGCCTCGCGCCTCGGCTCTGCCGTGATTACCTCGATCACCGACGAGGCGACGATGGCACTGATGGGCCACGTCAACAACCTGCCCGAGATGCAGATTCTTCGCAACGAACTGACCGCGCTGAATCCTGCCAACAAGGCTGACCGCCGGCTGCTGGCGCGCATGGGGCTGGCCGGTGAAGTGATGGCATCGAACCTGGGCCGCTTCGGTCAGGAAGGGCTGGGCGCGTCTTTCGCGTCGAAGATGGCGACGGCGACAATTCGGGCGTCCGGACTGTCGGCCATGACCGCAGCGCGCAAGGCGGCATTCGGCGCGACGATGATGGACAGCATCGGGCATCTGGTGAAGACCTCCGACTTTGCCAAGCTCGACGCGATCGACAATCGCATCCTTCTGTCGAAGGGCGTCACCGAAACCGATTGGGCGGTGTGGAAGCTGGCGAAGCTGGAAAGCTGGCGCGGCAACGACACGATGCTGACGCCGGAGGCGGTGCGGGCGATTCCGGATGCTGATCTGGCGAAGATCGCCGCAGCGAACAACACCACGCCGGCCCGTCTGCGCAACCAGGCCACAACCCGCCTGCTCGGCTCCGTGCTGGAAGAAGTCGACATGGCCGTGATCACGCCGGGGGCGCGCGAGAAACTGCTGACGCACGGCCAGCAGGCTCGCGGCACGCTCGGCGGCGAAATCTGGCGCAGCATTTGGCTCTTCAAGTCCTTCCCGCTGGCGATGATCGAACGCCACGCCTCGCGCGGCTGGGCATGGGGTGGGGAGCAGGGCGGCACGGCAGGCGGCAGGGCGAAGTACCTGATGCCGCTGCTGCTCTCGACGACCCTGCTTGGCGGGCTGGCCGTCGAAATCAACGAACTGCTGGCCGGGCGAGATCCGAAGAATGCGAACCCATGGGACGATCCAAAGAAGGCGGCGAAGTTCTGGGCGCAAGCATTCTTCAAGGGCGGTTCTCTGGGCCTGTATGGCGACTTCATCTACTCCGAGGCCACGCAGCACGGCGGCGGTGGTCTGGCGGCCATGCTGGGGCCGGTGGCGGGGCTTGCCGAGGAAATGATCGGGCTCACGCAAGGCAACCTGATTCAAGCGGCGCAGGGCAAAGACACGAAGATCGGTGCCGAGACGGTCAAGGCGGTCAAGGGCCTGACGCCAGGCGCATCGCTCTGGTACATCAAGGGCGCGGCAGATCATCTGTTTTTCCAGCAGTTGCAGAACGAGCTTTCGCCGGGCTACTTGTCGGCGATGTCGAGTCGCGCGAGGCGGGAATTCAATCAGGAATATTGGTGGGAGCCGGGGCACGCTGCTCCTGAACGCGCCCCGAATTTGTCACGCATCACAGGAGGATAACCATGCTTGAAACCACCGCCAACCGAATCAGCTACACCGGATCGGGAACAACTGGCCCGTTCTCGTTCCCGTACTACTTCCTCGAAGACAACGACCTGACCGTGATCAAGGTGACGATTGCGACCGGCGCCGAATCGACGCTGGCACTGACGACCGATTACACGGTTTCAGGCGCAGGAGAGGCGGCCGGCGGCAGCGTGACACTTGTCGCTTCGCTGTCGTCGGCCTACAAGCTTGTCATTCTGCGCGACCCGGATGTTCTGCAAAGCACGGCCTACCCGCGCAACGATCCATTTCCTTCCGCCACCCATGAGCGCGTCGTCGATAAGCTGACCATGCTTGTCCAGCGGCTGAAGGATCGAATGGATCGATCGGTTCGGCTGTCGGATGGCGACACAAGCGGCATATCGGTTGAGCTGTCCGGCCTGGATGCGGGCGAGGTTGTTCGTGTCAATGCGGCTGGCACGGCGCTTGAGGGAGCACTCCCGGCCGACATGGACTTGGCGCTCGTCTCTGCCTTCGTCGAGACCTTGCTTGATGATGCCGATGCGTCTGCGTTCTTGACGACGCTGGGTGTATCGGCATTCGCCAAGACGCTGCTTGACGATGCGAACGCTGCCGCTGCCCGCATAACTCTACAACTTGAAGCCGTCCGCGCCGACATCGCCTCTGCCACAACGCTCGACCTCGACGCCACGCTGACCCACTCCCTGAACGTCACTGGCACCACACCGACAACGGGGATGACCCTTGCAGACGGAGCCTATCGAATCCTTCGGGCCAATGCTGCTTGGCCCATCACCCACGGCGCATCGTTGATCTGCCCCGGCGCGGCCTCTTACACCTGTGCAGCGGGTGACTTGATCCTCGCCATCGGCGAGCCGGCGGGCGTGGTGCGGCTGGCGATCTGGAAGGCTGACGGCACGGCGGTGGTCGCTTCGGCTGCGTTCGATCCTGCATCCCCCGGCGCGATAGGCGGCACGACCCCTGCCGCGATCACCGCCACGACGCTGACCACGACGGGCGCACAAGATGCGCGGGCCGTGCGTTATGCGGGCGATGCGTCCCGTCATCATGAAGCCGAAATCACCAAGCCGGCCAATATCGGCTCATCTTCCACGCTGGATGTGGCGACCTGCATCCTCAGCGACGACTATGGGGTCGCGCTTTGTACGGTCGAGTTCGCGGCGGTCGGGACCGGCGGTGCGCTCATGGTTTGCAAGGCCGTGCGTCAAGTGGCGATGACAGGCGATTCTCCGGTGTTCACTACGGTCGGCACTGACTTTCTGGTCAATTGCACCATTGCCTTCGCCTACGTCGCCACACACGGCTTCAAGGCCACGATCACCAACACCGCGGCTCAAACCGGCAATGGCTCGATGAAGATGTCCGTGGTCGGCGGCGGCGGCGATGGCGTCGTTGGCGGCATCACTTCTCTGACATAAGGAAAAATCATGGCCGGAAAATGGAAATACACCGATGCATCCTGCGAGGTCGTGACCAGGCAGGTCGACGCCAACACGACCGAATCGCGAGCGGCTTCAGCCCTGCCGCAAGGCACGCCGATCGACGCGCACGATGCTGCGCCCGAGTGGTCGCCGCAACCCTTGCTCACGATCGTAAAGGCCGGTCGTGAGATCGCGCTCAACCGCCTCAATGGTGTTGCGCGACGTGCCGACAAAGCTGGCAATCCGGTGCTATCGGACGCCTGCGATGCTGCAATTGTGGCGCTGCTCAACATCACATCGCTGCCGGCCGTGCTGGCCGCGACGGACGATGCCAGCTTTACCGCTGCTATCGCCCAAGCCTACGGCGCGATTGTGGCCACCGCCGACCCGGAGATCGTCAAGGCGTTTCGGGACATTCAGTCGTGAGATTCGGCGGCGTCATCCTTTTCCTCCTGTTCCTGATACCGACCGTCACGGCGTATGTCCTTCAGCTATTCGGCATCCTCGTCAGTCCGGTGCGATTCAAGGAAGCGATGCGCGCCATCGATCAATTCAACAACGCATTCTGGCTGAACGGCTCTGGCCGCGAGTCCTGCTCGTCTCACGCTTGGCGCGCTCGCGGCGTGTGGTGGGCCGACTTCATCATCTGGCTGACCGACAAACTGCAAGCCGGGCACTGCCGGGAAGCGAACCGGCATGAGCAACCGATTGTCGATTTTATCGAGAGGAACTGACATGCCTGAAAAAGACCCGAGCAATTATTCGATGCTTACTTATGCGTGGGTGATTGCCCTCGCGGGTGTCGGTGGTGCCGTGAGCTTCATGCGAAAGCTGAAAGCAGGAACGGTTCGCGCATTCAACATCACCGAGTTCGTCGGCGAACTGATTACCAGCGGCTTTGCCGGCCTGCTCACCTTCTGGCTATGCGAGGCTGCCGACATCAACAAGCTGCTGTCGGCGGTGTTGATCGGCATCAGCGGTCACATGGGCAGCCGGGCGATTTTCCGCATAGAGAAATGGGCGGAAGACAAATTCGGGAGTGCGAAATGATCATTGCCGCCGACTACTACATGGGCCGGGACGCGAAGTACCCGGCCGAGCTGACCGACGCGATCCGCGGGCACGTAGCCGAACTGCTCGGCCGCGTGAATCTGCTGCTGTCCTGGGCGTATGCCGACAACGTGCGCCCGGCGCTCGACCACACCACCCGCACGCACGTCGCCAGCGGCTGGCGGCCGAAGGCCATCAACGAAGCGACCAGCAACGCCGCCGCGTCGAGCAAACACCTGACCGGCGAGGGCATCGATCTGCGCGACAACGGTACGCGCGATCTGGCGCGGTGGTGTTTGGCAAACGAAGAATCACTGGCCGAGATCGGGTTGTGGATGGAGCGCCCGCAATGGACGCCGACGTGGGTCCATTTGCAGATCGTGCCGCCGAAGTCGCACCGACGCTACTACGTGCCCAGCACCAAGCCGCCACTGTGCGAGCCGCTGCCGGGCGAGGAGGCGCTGGCATGATCCCCAGCCCGATGCTGCTGATGCTGGCGGTGGTGATCGCATTCGTGTTCAATGGCTTTTACTGGAACGCCCACGGAAGCAACGCCGCCGACGTTCGCTGGGCGGCGAAGATTGAAAAGGAACGAGCGGATTCTTTACTTAAAGCCCGCGCCAAGGAAAAGGAGATGCAAGATGGTTTCGATGCTGCCGCAAAAAAACAGGCCGCGCGCCTGGCCGATACTCGCCGCAATCTCGATATTGCTCTTGACGGGCTGCGCGACCGCTCCGAGCGCCCCAGCGGAATGCCCGAAGGTGCCCGCGCTGGCTGTACGGGTGGAACCGGGGCCGAGCTTTCAAGACCGGATGCGGGATTTCTTGCAGGCGAAGCTGCCCGCGCCGACGATATACGAGCCGGCCTCGTCGCCTGTTACGAAGTGATCGATGCGGTGCGCAGGTAGAATGGCTACATGAGATCAACCGCCCGCCACATATTGCCCCGTTTTTGCCCCGTTCTATGGGGCAAAGGTGGCGGAAAGTGTCGCGGCCTGTCGCAAAAACGCTTTATAAATCAGTCGCCCGGGTGGTGAAATTGGTATACACAAGGGACTTAAAATCCCGAGCGTTACCGCGCCAGCGCTAGGTTTGCGGGGTTTTTGCCCCGTTTTTGCCCCGTTCCAGCATATTCTGCCCCATGACCGCCGCGGCGCGTTTCAGGTCGCCGGAGGCCAGGTGTGTGTAGCGGCTGGTAACGGCCAAGTTGGCGTGGCCGAGCAGATCCCGCACGACGGCGAGGTTTGCGCCTGACTGCACCCACCAGCTCGCGGCCGTATGCCGCAGGTCATGCACGCGGACATGCGGCAGGCCAGCGGCCAACCGGGCGCGCTCGAAGTAGGTGCGTAGCGTGTGATAGGTGATGCCCAGCGGCAGGGTGATGTCCTGCATATCGGCCGGCAGGGGCACCAAGCGCGGCTTGTAGGGGGCGACGTCATCAACGACGATGCAGCCATCGAATATCGTGCTGGCGCGCAGTAGCTCACCTTCGCGAAGGCCGGTGCGAGCCAACAGGCGGATCGCCCGGGCGACGACGGCATGCTCGCAATGATCGGCCAGGGTTTCGACCTGGTCGGGCGTCAGATAAACGTGGCGGGCGACTTCTCCGCGCAAGAGTTTGATGCGATTGCCGAGGGGCGCGTCGAGCCAGCCCCATTGGTCGTGAGCCAGATTGGCGATACGGCGCAGGATGGCCAACCGGCGATTGATGGTGGCCGGCGCCAGTTTGTCTTTGATGCCGGCTGCCTTGACGTCTTCGGCAATGCTGACGATGGCGTCAAGCCGCTTCCCGGCGGCATGAGGTTGCAGCAGCCTGACTTTCGACAGCAAGTTGTTGTAGCTGGTGAGCTGGGCCGCTTCGCCTTGCAGCCACCGCACCAGGGCGTCTTCCATGGTGCGCGGGGCGGTTCGCCCCGTCTTTCCGGCGACTACGTCCTGGCGGAGTCGGGCCTCATAGTCGAGGGCGTCCGCTTTTGTAGCAGTCGGGCCAAGGCTGCGCTCGATGCGCTGGCCGCCGATTTGAAGGCGGACATGCCAGCGGTCGCCGCGTTTTCTGACGGGCATGGTCTGGTTTTCTTGATGCGGGACTGCTGAATGTATGCCTGAAGGTCGATTTCGTCAATTCTGACGGCGCCGCGAATCATGACGACCGGAACCCGGCCGTCGGCGATCTCGCGCTCGAGGGTGCGGCGCGAAATGCCTAATTGCAGCGCGACGGCGGGCAGGGTAAGCAGCATCAGTGGTTATATCCCCATGTCACCGTGGCCGTGATGGCGAAAGCGGACATCCAGTAGCAGACGTCGGCCCACTTGCCATGCCACGCCCACCAGCCTGCATTTGCGCAGTACAGCGCGAGGATGACGTAATTGAAC